AACCTGTTCAGCTGGGCCTACGGGATAGTACCATTTAACTGAAAGGTCTCCATCAGTAGCCGTTGCGCTGGCAGTGGATCCCATAGTAATAGTAACTGAAGTAGCATCTACTACTTCAGTTATCATAAAAGTTTTATCGTCAAAATCAGAAGCTGAATAAGCCGAACCTGTTGGCGGTGTAACATCTTCAAGAAGTAAAATATCTCCTGCTGTCATTCCTGAGGTAGAAGATAAAGTAATTGTAAGAATAGCAGAGCCACTACTAGAAGCTAAGGCATTAGTTAAGGCTCCAAAGTCAGTTTTAATTGGATGTATGTCATAATACACCGAGCCAGAATATGCGTATAAAATTCTATTGGTTCCAATGATGGCATATTTAATACCTTCTTTGTTAACCATCTGATGAAGAGCTCGGGCAGACCCACATAAAGACTTGTCTCCTAATTGAGACCACCCTCCTATTTTTTCAGGTGTGCCATATCTAAAACGAACGTTTTCTCCTCCCGTCCATTGTGCTTCGGCTCCGGTAGGAGTAATCTGTTTATTGAATCCTGGTAAAAATCCTATCTTTTGTAACATATAAAAACCTGTTTATCATGACTTATATCAGATTATAGGGAAATTCAAATGTTTTAAAGTAAGGGGAATCTGTGGTGGATCATCCCCTCACCAGTGTATTGTGTATATTATTTTTTAGGTTCTGTAAAGCTTATTTCCACCACCTGCTCGTTTGGTGATAGAACAATGATTCCTCTTGCATGTGTTAAGAAAATGGTTAAGATAGATAAAGTATCTATATCGATCAAAATGATATTAAAGCATAATTATTACTATTTTAAAAAGGCAATTCCCCTCTCAACTTGTAAAAAGATTTTAAAAGCAGGTCGTAAAAAAATTATAAAGGTAGCCACTACTTCTGGAGGTATTAATAAAATAAAAAGAGATTGTAAAGTCTCTTGGATAAATGATAAATGGATTTACGATATTATTAATCCTTTTATTCATGCTGCCAATAAAGAAGCAGATTGGAATTTTGAATGGGATTGGAATGAAAGTTCTCAATTTACAATCTATGAAAAAGGACATTATTATGGATGGCATACTGATCAAGGTGATGTTTTAAAACACTCAAATAAAAATATTGATGGCAAGATGAGAAAACTATCTCTTACTTTACAATTAACAGATAGAACAAAGTATGAAGGTGGGGATTTTCAATTTAAATGGATTCAAGATAATAAAAAAGATCCATTAAATATAATAACCGTTGATGATGCAAAAGAGATAGGAACAGTTATAGTTTTTCCTTCATTTATTCATCATCAAGTTTTACCAATTACTAAAGGGAAACGAGAAAGTCTAGTTAATTGGTCTATTGGAAAGAGTTTTAGTTAAATTATTAGGTTACTACTTCCCAGTTAGTAATTTCTTCATTCCATTCATATCTTTTTTCAGGGAACGGAAAAACACCTTCATCAGGATAAGGAATTGGTGGTTCCCATTTACAAGTGGATTCATCTAATACCCATGAGTCATAAGGTTTTCTTTTAATAAAAGCATCTCTTTCTTCATCATATGTATTTCCTGGTCCTGCATGATTTTTTCTAAAAGGTGTTCCACCTAATAGATGAACTCCTGAATGAGTATTATAAGAAGTTTGTTTCCAGTTTGAATGACCAGTAAGTTTTGTTAAAAAATCTACTCCAAAAGCTTCTTGTTCAATTCCATTAGCGTCTTTTAATACATCATTATGTACTGAAATAACTGTTATTACTTTTGAATCCGATCCTATTTTTGCAAATGTTGCCATTATGTTGTGTAACTCCCTGTTCCTGTGAATTTTAAAATTGTATAGTCTCCCGATGTTGTAACTGTCGGAGAACCACTTATTGTTCCTGAATAATTAGCAGTTGGTACACTTAAAATAACAACTCCTTTTCCGCCAGCACCACCTGCTTTTTCATTTACCACTATTGCGCCAGCTCCACCTCCACCACCACCTAAATTTGCAGTACCAGCATTTCCTGGTGCGTTTTCCTCTCCATCTCCTCCACCACCAGCGCCACCACCTCCAGCAGTTCCTCCATTATGGACTCCTCCTCCACCACCTCCAGCATAAGTTACTGAACTTCCTGTTATAGAAGAAGCTGAACCGCCACCGCCAGCTCCACCAACTGTAGAGGAACCATTAGCACCAGCGCCACCAGCGCCACCACCTCCGCCACTACCATAATTTGGCGTACTTGAATATCCTGTTCCACCATCAGAACCTTGATCTGGAGTAACGTCAGGAGTGTCACCCGAGCCTACTGATGTGCTCATAGTTGCACCACCACCAGAACCACCATCAAGACCACCTTTATCGGTAGGACCACCGCCACCACCGCCGCCTCCTGCAGATTCGATTGTTGTTAAACCTGTACCTGCTATTGAAGAAACTGAACCACTACCTCCTCTGGCTCCTTGGGAGTTACTACCGGCAGTTCCACCGTCACCAACTGTTGTTGTAATTGTTACCCCAGGTGAAACTGTTTGAGTGGATGTTCTATAACCACCAGCTCCACCAGCTGCGGCACTGGCATTATGAGATCCACACGTACCTCCAGCTCCACCGCCAGCTACTACTAAAAAATCTATATCATAGGGTGCTGCTCCACCTCCAGAACCAAATCCTAGAACTTGATAGCCAAAACCTTTTGTCTTCTTTGATTGTATATTTCTTAAACTCTTACCTGTTGTATGTAAGTCGTTTATATTTTTCATACTCTAAACTCCTATGCGTCGTTAGCCGCGTCAGTAGTATAGAATAATTTAATTCCCAGTACTCGTGCATCACCAGTAAAGGTATCACTACCGTCAGCTGCGTCTCTATATAATTGAAAAAACGTATAGTCATCGTCAGCGGGAGATCCTGCGATTGTCATTGCAGAACTAACTGAAGTCATTTGTACATCTTCTACAGTTCCAATTCCAGCGTCTGTGACTTCTTGAGCTGTTCCAAAAACTACATCGGCTGTGTCGCCTTCAGTACAACTGACACCTTGAAGACCAAAAATACAGTTATCCGTATTCGTATTACCTGGACTCCAAAAAACTTGATATGTTACTGTACCTAAATTCCATGATTTAGGCATTGCAATAGAAAACTGTGCATATTCAGCTGTACTCGCATCAAAATCTAAAACTTTTAATTCAGGTCTAGTTGCTGTTGTTTCAACTGCTTGTGCGTCAGCTCCATTTGTTGTTGTTCCAAACATTGCTTGTGCCGGGACCCAAATTGTTTCTGTTCCTGCAATTTTAACTGCAGCTGTTCCTGATTTAAGAACACCAGATCCTTTGGGATTTAGATTTAAATCAACATTGGTTCCTCCACCTGTTGTAGAAAGAATTGGGCCATTTCCACTAGCCGCGTTAGCTATGGTAAATTCATTAACTGCTGAAGCGGTTGATGTAACTTTCATTAATTCATTTCCTGCTACATCATTAATACCTGTAACAAGATTTGGTGAAGTTAAAGAAAGACCGGCACCTACATCGACAAGATCTGGATTAGTGCCATCATTAGCTGTTGCATAAATAATTTTTGTACTTTTATCACCAGCTGCCCAAGTAACACTGCTACCTGAACCAGTGACATATTTAAATTGAACTGTGTAAGAACCTGATGAGGCATTTTTAATTATATAAAAAGTTTGAACATCTAAAGGAATTGTTACTACAGTGTTTTCACCAATACTTCCTGTAAATTCTATAATTCTGTGTGCAACTTGGTTAGCATCAGTTGCTGCTCCATCTGATACAGCTAAAGTAGTGGGAGTTGATGTTATAGCTATTGAAACATAGCCACCCGAAATTTGTTCTATGATTTGTAATCCTGTATTTGTTTTTGTTCCCCATGTACCAGCGTTTTCACCAGTTGCCATTAATTCTACGCCGAGAGGGGTATATGTTGATGCCATAATTTTGTTCTCCTAATTGATACTTGTGTTGTTTTTATATTTCGTTTTATTCATATTGTCAACATACATTACTTAGTAACTCTAGTCCAATTACCAGTTTGAGTAGCTGTTGTTTTACTATAATTACCCGTTTGAGTAGCTGTTGTTTTACTATAATTACCTGTTTGTGCAGCTG